GTAGTCTTACTTATTAAACGATCCGAACCGGTTCGGGAAGGTCGCCAGGCCAAAAAGTGACCGCCAAAAAAGCCCAAAAAAGCCCAGCAAAAACCGCGAAAACTCCAGCGAAACCTCGGAAAGCACCAGCGAAACCTCGGATAGTTGTGGAAGTTCTAACGAACTACGAAGCACTCCGACGCACGATCCAAGCGCTCCGCGACGCCGGCCAGCTGGCCCCGCTCGACGAAGCTCGAGTTCAGATCGCCCTCGGCCTCGCCGCCGCGGTCGATACCATGCCCGATAATCCTTCAATGTGGCGCGAGTATCGCGCGGCAGAAAAGGCACTCAGAGAGGAGGCCTCCGCACATGGGGACCCGTTCGACCAACTCATCGCCAGCATCTCGGCCGAGATACGCCACGAAGAGAAACAAAAAGAACCGAAGCCGCGGACCCGAAGCTGAAGCAATAGCGCGGAAGCTCGGCTTCGAGCTCATGCCGCACCAGAAGCTCATCCTCGATGTCATGCTTGAAGTTCAACCAGACGGAACTCCCGTCTACCGCGAAGGCGTCGTTCTCATGCCGCGCCAATGCGCCAAGACCACGACGACCCTCATCCTCGAGCTTCATCGCGCGATCCTCTGGGGAGGAGCTCAAACAATCGGCTACACCGCTCAGACCGGATGGGACGCCCGAAGAAAACTCATCGACGACCAGGTGCCACTCATAGAGAAGTCACCTCTCGCCGCCACCGTAAAGCGTGTCTATCGAGGCGCTGGTATGGAGTCGGTCAAGTTCCTCAACGGCTCCCGAATAGATGTCATGCCATCGACACCGACCGCCGGCCACGGACGCACCATCGACCTAGCAATCCTCGACGAAGCAATGAGCGACGAAGACGACCGCCGCGAGCAAGCCATCCTTCCAGCTATGGCAACCCGCCGAGAGGCTCAGCTCTTCGTCATCTCAACCGCTGGAACCCAGAGCTCGCTCTACCTCAAGCGCAAGATGGACCAGGGCCGCGCCATGATCGAAGCCGGCATCGACACCGGTGTCGCGTTCTTCGAGTGGAGCGCCGACCAGGAAGACGACGACATCGACGACCCGGCCGTCTGGCGTCGCACAATCCCCGCGCTCGGGTACACGATCGGCGAGGAAGCAATCCGACACGCTCGCGCCACAATGTCAGAAGGTGAGTTTCGTCGCGCGTATCTCTGCCAATGGACACACCTCGAGGAAAGCATCATCCCCGAGAAACTCATCCTCCGCGTTCTCGACCCGACCACCATCCCGACCGGGAAACTCTCCTTCGGAATAGATGTCTCAATGGACCGCGCCCACGCTTCCATCTCCGTCGCCGACGAGACCGGCCGAGTCGAACTCATCGAACACCGACCCGGCGTCTCTTGGGTCGTCGATCGCGCCGTCCAGCTCTACCGCCAACACAAAGGAGCGCTCGTCGTCGATGGCTACTCACCAGCGAACTCACTCGTCGATCGTCTCGAAGCCGGCGGAATACCAGTCACAAGATACACACTCCGCGACATGGTGTCGGCTTGTGGCGTGTTCTATGACGCCGTACTCGACGACGCCATCCGGATCAGGCCTCACCCGATGCTCGAGCTGAGTCTCAAATGCGCAAGAAAAAAGATGATCGCGTCGGGATGGCTATGGTCCCGCACAATCGAAGAGACAGATCTGACGCCGCTCTTCTCGGCGACTCTGGCGTATCATCACGCTACAAACCGACAAACACCCGACATCAAAAGAAGCGCAATCTACTAATGAAGAAACACCTACCCACTACCCTTCAGGCCATTGGGACTATCATGGTCGCTATGAGTCTCTCGATGATTACTATCCCGCTCGGCCTCGGCTTCGCCGGCGTCGCGCTTGTCGCGTTCGGCATCGCCGCCGAGAGGAGCTAACAATGCTCAACCGTCTACTGAAGCCGCGACCAGAAGTCCGCTCCGCGATCGTCGATCCCTATGGTCGCGTCACGCGCACATTCACCGACACCTACGCCGGCGTCGATGTGGACACCGAGACGACTCTGTCGGTCCCGGCTATCTGGCGGGCGGTCACGATGGTGTCAGACTCCGCCGGTGTTCTGCCGCTTCACGCCTACAAAGGCGACACCCAGATCACACCGACGCCTCGCCTCCTTGAGCGTCCGAACCCTCTCGAGACTCGGATCGAAACCATCTCGGCAATGACGGCGGCGCTTGTCATTCATGGAAACTATGTCGCAATCCTCGGAGAAGCTGGACCGTCTGGCTATCCCGAAAGTATCTATCCCGTGAACCCTGAGCGCGTCACTATCGAACGCCGCAACGGTGAGAAAGTCTTTCGCATTGACGAGCGCGAGTATCTGTCGTCGGAGATCTTCCATGTCAAAGGCTTCAGCCTTCCCGGTGAGGTCGCCGGTATCGGCATTATCGCCGCTCAGCGTCAAGGCATCGGAGCCGCGATCGCGGTCATGGAGTACGCCTCGCGCTACTTCGACGGCGGCACCATGCCGAGCTATGTCATCAAGTCAAAGAACCCCGACCTCACAGCCGAAGAAGCCGACCTTCTCAAGCTTCGCTGGAGCGAGGCCTACGGCGGACGCTCACGGCGTCCCGCGGTCATGAACGCCGAGACAGATGTCGAAGCGCTCACCGCTAACGCAAACGACTCCCAGCTTGTCGAAGCCAGACTTCAGGCACAAGGAGACGCCGCCAACATTGTCGGGCTTCCCGGTCACTATGTCGGAGCGCCAAACTCGAACCGCACCTACTCGAACCTAGAAACCCAGGGTCTCGAGTATCTTCGCTGGACTTTGCTTCCCCTGACCACACGATGCGAGGCGGTCTTCACCGACTACCTTCCGCGCGGCACCGTCGCAAAGTTCGAGTATGACGGACTTCTTCGAGCCGACACACTCACGCGCTACCAGGCGCATCAGATCGCCCTCTCGAACGGCTTCCTCACTATCGAAGAAGTCCGATCTCTCGAGAACCGACCACCACTCAACACGGAGGAATGACATGACCATCGAAACCCGCGCCTATGAGACAGATCTCGAAGTTCGCACCGCCGGCGACGGCCGTACCGTGTGCGGGATCTGTGTCCCGTACAACCAGGTCCAACGCATCAACGCGACACTCTCCGAGGTGTTCATCCGTGGAGCGTTTGCCAATGTTGTGAGAGCTTCGCATCGTGTGAAGTTCCTCGTCGGCCATGACGCGAACGCTCTCCCGATCGGACGCGCGACACTTCTTCGCGAAGACGAAACCGGTCTCTATGGCGAGTTTCGCATCTCTGACACCGAGCGCGGCTCGGAAGTCTTGACGCTTATTCGAGACGGCGCTCTCTCTGAGCTTTCGATCGGCTTCTCACCGTTGAAAGACAAGCGTCGCCAGGATGGAGTCGTCGAGCGCCAGCTGGCTCATCTCGCCGAAGTGTCCGCGGTGACTTTCGGCGCGTATGGCGCGGCCGCTTCTGTTGTCGGAGTTCGTGACCAATCAAGCACCCCGAACCTCGACGCGCTTGAAGAGATCCTTCGAGGTGTTCGTCGTGCCTAGTCCTCAGCGGTCCGTCACCGTCACCTCTACCGCGACTCTTCTCTGCTCTGCTGATCCATCGAACCGTCCCGTCTATCTCCAGATCATCGGAAACCACACCGTCTACATCGGCGACTCAACGGTCACAACAGCCAACGGCTTCCCAATCGCAAAACACGGAGCGCCAATAATGGGACAACTCGGACCAGGACAAGCTCTCTATGGCATTTGCGCCGCCGCCCAGACCGAAGATGTTCGCGTCTTCTCGGTGCCAGAGGACTGACATGGCTCTCGCTGGAACATACAACATCATCGCCGACCGAGGCGCAACATTCACCCGGATCATCACATGGAAAGACGCGAACGGCGCTCTCATCAACTTGACCGGATACACCGCCAAGCTTCAAGTGCGCCAGACCTACACCTCGACCGTGGCCGATCTTGAACTTTCCACCGCTAACGGTCGCATAGTTCTCGGCGGCGCGGCCGGCACAATCCAACTAACCGCGCCGTACACCGCGATGAACTTCTCCGCCGATCAGTATGTCTACGACTTAGAGATGACATCGGCCGCCTCGGTAGTTTCTCGTCTAGTGATGGGATCGTTCACACTTCGCGAAGAGGTCACTCAATGAGTTTTATCGTGAACGATCAGCCGAACATTGTCGAAGTCGATGAAAATCTGACCTCGCTGACGGTCACATCGGCCACGGTCGCAGAAGGCCCTACTGGTCCGACTGGTCCGACTGGTGCGACTGGATCAACGGGGCCGACTGGTCCGACTGGCCCGACTGGTGCTACTGGCGCGGCTTCGACTGTCCCAGGTCCTACCGGTGCGACTGGCCCGACTGGTGCGACAGGATCAACGGGTCCGACTGGCCCGACGGGTCCCACGGGTCCGACTGGTGCTACTGGTGCTACTGGTGCCGACTCGACTGTCCCCGGTCCTACGGGCCCTACGGGTCCGACTGGTCCTACTGGCCCTACAGGTGCTACTGGTGCTGACTCGACTGTCCCCGGTCCTACAGGCCCTACGGGTCCGACGGGTCCTGCTGGCCCTACTGGTGCGACTGGTGCGACTGGTGCGACTGGCGCGACTGGTGCTGGTGTCCCCATTGGTGGTACCACAGGTCAAGTGCTGGCAAAAATCAACGCCACGGATTACAACACCCAATGGACAACCGTGTCTGGTGGTGGTATGACTCTGCTCGACTCACAAACCTTTACCAGTTCAACCACCTACTCCATGCCTAGCGGTGCGAAAATTGTAGAAGTTGAAGTCATTGGCTCTGGCGGCGGTGGCGGTGGTGGGCAAGGTACTACCGCTACACAATCTGGCGGCGCAGGCGGCGGTGGCGGTGGCGGTTATTGGCGCAAAGTTACTAACGCATCTACTATCGCTGGAACATCGGTCACAGTAACAATCGGTGCTGGTGGCTCTGGTGGTGCTGGTGGAAGCGGCGGAACAACTAACGCAACCGGTGGAGGTACTGCTGGCAATCAAGGTGGAAAAACATCGTTCGGTTCACAGGAGTTTATTGGCGGTCGTGGAGGCGGTGCCGGTGTTTATGTTCAGGGTCTTGGTGGGGCCAATGTGTATCACGAATTAGCACGGTTGGCTGTTGGAGGAGGTGGTTCAGGTGGTCAAAATAATCCGACTGCTGGCTTCGGTGGACAAAAAAACTATCTAGGCGGCGCTGGCGGTGGTGGCGCTGGACTCCGCAACTCCACTTATAGTGCTGGCGGTGCTGGCGGGCAGGTTGTAACAAATTTTGACGACCTTTTAACCGCAAATGGAACTGGTGCTGTCTTGACTGGTGGCGGCCCTGCTGGTGGTGCTAACACAGGTGGAAACGGAACATCTGCTACCAATGCTGGTGACGGCGGTGGCGGAGGCGGAGGCGGTTCTGGAACTGGTGGTAACGGCGGAGACGGTGCCGCTCCCGGCGGCGGCGGCGGCGCAGGTGGAGCATCGTCTGGAACCACTCCAGTAGGCGGTAACGGCGGTAGTGGTGCTAGAGCACAAATGAAGATTTGGGTCTACGGATGAAATACCTAACACTAAACGCAGACGGCCTCGTCCTCAATGTCATCATCTGGGACGGCATCACGCCATACAACCCAGGCTTCGGCGACACCCTCATCGCCCTCACAGACGCACCACATGGCGCATGGACAGGTTGGACATACATCAACGGTGTATGGACACCACCACCAGCCCCACCAGACACGGACGAGCAAGAAATCTAATCATGCCCTGGCACATCGAAGACGACTCCGCCTACTGTCAAGGCTTCGCCGTAGTCAAAGACTCGAACGGTGAAGTCGAAGGATGCCACCGAACACGAGCACAAGCTGAAGCACAGCTGGCCGCGCTCAACATCTCCGAGGACAAAGACGACCTCGACGACGAGGTAGAAGACATGGCGCGAGCTGGAACCGGACCCGCCGCAATCATCACCGATATCGACGACACCGTAGTCTCACGATCTGGACGCAATACCGAACTCATCCAACTCCTCGCCCAAGCAGAAGCTCGGATCATCGTCATCACCGGCAGACTCAACACCCGCCGAGCTGAAACCGAAGACCTCCTTGACCGCATCGGCCTCGAATACGATGAGCTAATAATGAGCACCGGCGGAGATCCCAACACTCACAAACGCGACGCCGCTGAAAGTCTTCTATCCCGTCTCACCATTCTCGCCGCCTACGACGACAACCCAGACGCCCGCGCCGCATACCAAAGCCTCGGCATCGAAGCACGACCACCACAAT